ATACTATTAATAAATTTCCAATTTAATTCTTTACAGATTCCTTTCCATATATTTTCTTGTTCGAATAATTTTTCACGACTCTTTAACAATGGAAAATAAATAAGATACTCGTCTTTATTAAGCAATTGAAAAAATTTATATAAAGTATAAGAATAGCTTAAAAAGTTCTTTCTGTTTTTAGGACAGTGCTTTTCAAACGGTTCTTGAATTTCATTAAACATATCCGTTAGTTTAGTTTCTAACTCTTGTGATATTATAAGTTGTTTATTTCCTGTAATTTTATGGATTATGTTTGGAATGTGTTCATAGTATTTATTTAATTTTAACTTCTTTAGAAATTCTTTAATTTTGCAGTAAGTAATAAGAGTTTTATCAGTAAGACGTTCCTTTTTAATTTCTATTATGAGCAACTGTATTACTTCATCGGGTAAATTTGTTCCCTCGCGACCTTGTATTTGTGTAATCCACTCTTTAAAATGATTAGTTCTTTTATAACTATAAGGTTTTGTATACTCATGTGTCTCTGCATGATTCCACTCTGGTAAATCAGATATATTAAAATTCTGAGTAAGTCCACATGTGTAACATACTAGTATACCAGCTGATGTATCATGAATCATATTGGATTTACAATCTTTGCATATATATTCATTGTTTTTTGTTTGAATACATCTATTAGATTCATCTGGAAAACATTTTGCCATATACATTTTATACATTTCTTCTTTATTATTCTGTGAATCTAATGAAATGTATTTAAATATTTCACCATCACTCTCAGAACCTATTGTATGCTCATCAGTGTCTATTTCTTTTATAAAATCTAGAGATTTAAATAGATAGTCAGATAAATCTCTATCATTTGATATGTCGCTAATTTTTTGTTCTAAAATTTTAATTTTATCTTCAAGATCTCTGTTAAATTTATTAACAGATTTAGCTTTATGTAATAAATTTAACTCGGATTTATATTTTTCTATATTTTTCTTTTCCTTTTCTATATTTTCTATTGTTTGATTATGTTTCGCTATTATAGACATTCTAGAATCTGTGTGCGCATTTTTTTTAGAAATCTTAAAAGAAGACATTATAAAATGAATAATTTATTCTTTTAAACACATTTTATTTAAAAGGTATTTAATTTAAAAATATATATTATAATTAGAAATACGATGTTGATATCTTATTCAAAAAAATTCAATGTTAGAGCATTAAGAAAAATATGTAGACTTAAGTGTATTAAATTTGTATCACATTTTGATAAATTAAAATTAATTAAAATATTAAATGAATTTAACTCAGTTAAAATTATTCAACAATGTTTTCGTAGAAAAACCATAATAGATAACTATTGTCCTATAAGTCACGAAAGTTTGAGATATCCTTTTATCTCCATAAAAGTAAATAATAAATTTTTCTATTATGATTTTTATACATTGGTTGCATATTTAAATAAATCTCAAGACTTTAGAGAGCCTTGTACACGTCAACTTATAACTGATAATAAACTATTAGAGATAAATAAATTAATTAGATACTACTACGGGAAAAACAGTAATAAAATACTTATTTCTAAAACAATGATTAAAAATACCGATCTTCATATAATAATTTACTGTCTGTATGATATTATTAATGAGATACAAAATAGAACTATTCTTCTTGAAGACATCTATAATAATATACTTCCTCGGTTTATATACTATGTAAACTATCTTATAAATAATCACACCCAAGAAGATTCACAAATAGTTCTTAATGCATGTAAAGAAGCAATAACTAATACTATAATACTAGACTATATAAGACTTGTTGAGATCATAAATTACTAAAAAATATTAATATAAAGAAAACTTTACATTAAATATAAAGAATCAGATGGAAGATTTTTGTAAAATATGTGATCCTAAATGTAAATACAACGATTGCATATGTAATCAGAATTTTGAAAATTTTTATGATATATTTAATGAACTTCAAAGTATACAAAGTTTAGATAAATTTAATCTTACTAAAAACTGGAGTATTTCTACAATGACAGTGTGCTGCAGCTTTAATAGTAAAATAAATCTTGAAGATTATATTAAAACTTACTGTGATGAAATAGGGGATAAGACTTTTTACAATTGTATTAACACCTACACGGGTGTAAAGTATCAAAATAAAACTAAAATTTCTATTAAAATATTTTCAAATGGAAATATACAATTAGCCGGTGTTCTAAATGTAATGTCTGCTACATATGCTATACGTAAAATTTTTAGGAGATTAACAAACTTAAAATCATTTGAGACTTCACCTTATATCTCAAATGTAAGAATATGTATGATTAACTCTGATTTTAAGATAGATAAAAATATAAAACAAGCGAATGTTTGCAGATATTTAGATTCAAAAGAAATTGAATGTATTAAAACTTATTCCTTCAATCCTAGTAAATATCCAGGCATTAATATAAAATTCATAAGTCCTTATACACAAAATTTAATTACATGTGCAATGTTTAGACCGGGAAGTGTAATAATAACAGGTGGAAATGACATAAATTCTTATAAATATGTATTAAATGAAATTTTTAATTTATTGCAAAATAATAATGATTTTTTATATTAATGTTAACACTTCAACAATTAAATAATATAATAGATTCTAATGTAGCATGTGATGTACACCATAAAATATTTAATGCAATAAATCGTAAGTGTTTTATACACACTTTTATAACAAATTTTTATAAAAGTAATCAAGCGTTAGATAAAAGTACATTTACAATCGCGTTAATTTATATGTATAGATATAAACAAAAATTTAAATTAAATTTTACAAACATTAAACCAGTTTTAGAAACATGTTTAATATTAGCTAATAAATATTGTTCCGATTTTGAAATTAAGGACTCCGGTCCTCTAGAAGTACATTTACTAAATAAAATAAATTGGAATTTATATGTTTCTGAAAATGAATATAATTCATTTAAACAAATGATATCTGAATTTACTTCCCTTGATTAGGTAGTTTACTTGAACCAGGGTCTGTGGGTAATTTGTCCTTCTTCTTATTAAGACCTTCTAAATTTGGAACTTCTTCTGGTTCTTCTGGTTCTTCTAAAATTGGAGTTTCTTTTATAATATTTGGGTTATTTTCAGTAGTAATACCTTCAATTTTTTCATCTAATTCATTAACTTTGTTATAAAGTTTAAACAATAGAAAAGCTAAAATTGCCAATACACATACAAAAAGAACAATATAAACTAAATTGGAATCTTCGGTTGGCGCACTAGAACTAGAACTCATATTATTTAAATATAAATGTTTTAAATGGTAATATAAAACGCATTTTACTCTGGGTTATCTACATTAAAGTCGTTTTCATCACCTGGAATATCAATTCCTGTAAAGAATGTAGTTCTTTTCATAATTATCCCAGAATTTATTGGGTATTCACGCGATCCTTGTTGAACTATCTTAATACCGTTATTAGTAAATATAGCCATGAAGTAGTCTTTTGTAAATTGTTCTCTCGGCAAATTATTCTCTCGGCAGTGATCGTTAAATGCTTGAGAAAATACTTTCATTGGAATATACAATTTCTTATCAAATACTACTTTTCCTGATTTCAAGAAGTTCTGCAATGAATTAGTAGTTTGCTCCATCTCTTCTTTATTTTCATGGAAATACTTAGGTAAAATATTCCAGATTCCTTTTTTACCATGTATATTTAGCGTGTGATAGTATCCACGAATACACATTTTAATTATAAACGGAAGCTCTTTGAGTAGTTTTTTATTAATTTCTGTATCAGTATGCATTACTTTCTTCCAAAAATTAATAACTGCTGTCCTGCGAGATACACTTTCTGAATTATTTTTATACCTCATAATCTTATTTCCGCCCATAGTCATAGGAACTCTCCAATCAATTGTTTCGTCATTTTTATATTTCTCAGCATATGTATTTCTACCACCTTCAACTAGAAGTTGCCAGTCAGTTTGTTCCATCTTAAAAGTTTCACTGATCTCAGGAGCAAGAACAATAAATTTATTTGCGTGAGGCTTGATACCAAACTTTGCATCAATGTTATTAGCAATAACACCAACATCTTGTTCGTCATAGAACTGATGAATGATATGCATTAGAATTGTGCTTTTACCAGCTCCAGCTTGTCCGAGAAGATAAAGTAATACCTGCCAATTATCGAGCTCGCCAATGTCAAAACACATTCGTCCAATAAATATACATAACCATCTTTGAATTTCTTCTGTAAATTCCTGATAATCTAATATACTTTTAAATGTTGGACAATGAGACATAATATTAAACCATTCATCTTCGGAATATTGATCAAAATTATCAAAGTTTACATTATGATATTTGCAAGCTACTGACAAATTATTAATATAAGGATGAGATTTACCATAAGGTACAAAAATATCTCTATAAATAGGCTTTTCATCTGGTTCTGCAATGTTATACTTCGTGATGTAATTACCATTTTTAAAAGCAAATAGATGACGATCTCTTACTAATGTGGGTAGCTCTGGACCTAAAAACTCATTAAAATACTTTTCAGCATTATTTATATTACTACTGCCACCGGCAGTAGCATTTTTCCACTGAATAAAATTTATCTTGTGATCTGTTTTTTGATAAATGTATTCTTTAAGTGTGCAATGCATTTTCCATGCATGTGTATTCTTACCATATTTAATAAGGGGTTTATACAAATTTCCTCCGCACTTAGTAAATCCTTCTTCTAGAAAGAGTTCAAAGAAATACAATAGAAGAGATTGATAAGGAGACATTTTAGATTCTTCTGTGTATCTAGAAAATTTAAATAATATGTCAGTATCTTCATTATAAAATGCATTATGTGTTTCATCATTTGTTCTATGAAGAAGATAGCTATCACGAATAATTTTTTCACAATAGTATACAACTTCATAAATTCTGGCCCACTCTAATGCGTAATCTTTATGATCTTCAATTATCGCATTAAATTTTGAATAAACTTGAGTTATTTCATATATAACTTTTTGACACTCAAGTTGAAGTTCAGATGTGTCTATTCCGTCTAATGATTTAATATTTAATTTTTTACACGCATCGTCCACAATATTCCCGCCCTTACTAACAGTCCATTTTTTACTTATTTCTTTAAAATAATCTAAAATTTCTTTCTCTCCTGCGGTCTTTATTTTTTCTTTGACTTCATTACTCCATGGACGATTAGCTTCAAGAATAGACATCCCAACTGATATAATTTTATATAAAATATTTTTTTATATAATTTTTTAGTTTATAATTAAAAGTGCAATTTATACTCGTTAATACTAATAAAAAATAATATTTTTATACATTAATAATGAAAAATGAAATGTAAATTTCTTGTTTTCAATAAAATGGGTGAAATTAGTGAAAAAATCACGCAAAGTGATGTATTTGAAGCAGATTTATTTCCAGATTACAAACATTATAAAAGATATGATAATTATATAATCTTGTATAATGTTGAAGAAAATAACAAAAACTTAACCGTATTTAACTTTACAGATGATACGTATACATCTGACGTTGCCCTTATTAGAATAGAAAATGATAAAATTAAAAACTTAACTTATAAAATGTACATAAATCAAATATCTAAAATTAAGATAGAACCAAATGATTACTACTCAGACTCTGACACCGAAATAGAAGACATTACACCCTTTACTTATACCAAATTACTTAGCTTTTAAAGATTTATTAACAGTTTGTTCTCGACCTTCTACATAGATGTAATCATGTAAAAACTTTGCTTTTTCTTCTGGCTTCATCCCTTGAGTTTTATCAGTGTCTTCGCTGAAATACTTGTAAATTCTATCATATACATCTCCTTTTGATACCTGTTTTGTGCTTTTAGTACTCTTAAGTTCATACGATGCTGTATCTATATTACAAACATCTAATTCATTAGATTCCATAAAAGCTAAAACTTCAGACTGTTTATCTTGTTTAATTTTAGTAAGTTCTTTAATTTTATCTTGTAGAGGCTTAATCTTTTTCTTTAGATCTTTAATCTGAGATTCTATAGTATTATATTCTGTTACGTCATTCTTAAAGAATTGTATTTCTTGATCAGAAACGTTTAACATTTAATTTTAAATTATTTATTTTTTTATATTAATTACCGAGTT